TCTTGAAAGGTCTGTCAACTCATAATTAAGCTTTAATCTGGGGATGTTTGCCAATAAACTCTCGAATATTTTTAAAGGTTTTTTCTTCTCAAGTATTCTATTTTTATTGATTTCATCAGCACGTCCACATATCTCTCTAACAGTTAGCTTTCTAAATTTAATATCAGGAAAATGTTTTATTAGAACGTCTTCTTTTATACCTGCAATACCCTTAATGTTATCCGAAACATCACCGCCAATTATTTTTACAATTAAGCCATTAGAATAATGATACTTGAAGTCATAGAAAAATGTGGCTTTAGTCACAGGATGATCAATATTGCCAAATAATATTGTTATGTCAAGTTCGAGCAATTGAATGAAGTCCCTATCGTTAGTAAACAAAAAGATTATTTCCTTCTTTGAATTCGATTTGCAATACGACGCAATCAGGTCATCTGCTTCAATTTCATCAACTTCTATCTGGCGAATAAACAATTCTTCGATGTATTGCTGAATACGTTTCTTATTTTTTAAAATGGACTCGTCTTTAGCTTGTTCACGTCTTATTTCGGCATCAGTCATTTCAATTTTACTGTGCCACGACTTATCCTTTCGATTTGCTTTATACTCAGGATCGAGTTTATGCCTATCAATTCCGCCGTTCTCACCATCCCAACACACCACAACCTTATTGATCTGATGTTCTTTAATTAGCTTTCTAATGGTCGTTAGAAAGCCATATAGACCACCGATCGATCCGAAAGACGCTGTATAAGCATCTTTCGCACCGAAGAATGATCTTTTTAGAAGATAGTTTCCGTCAACTAATAGGGTTCTGATTTCCATTAGCTTTCTTCGCTAAATTCTACGTCATCAGCCTCAAATGTTAAATCATCGGAAGTCATTGTATCGTCATTGAAGATATTCCTAAAGAATAGAATATATTTCTTCTTATAGATTTCAAGATCGTCAGGATAAACAAAACCATGAGGCGTTGAGATAATTTTCCCCTCCATTGAGATACCTCCAAGTGGGCCGTCAATATGGTTCTTAGCTACATTGATTCGAGCCTCAATTCCGTAGTTCACATCACGTTTCTTGCTGGTTGCCATAATCTTTTTAGTTCCATGAGCAATAATACCACCGAAATGATAAATAAGCCTTGAACCGAAATAGAATGTTTCACCACCTTTATGTTTTACTCCTCCGCCGTTCATATTGTCAATCCATATTTTCTGAACAGCGATAACAGTATTAATATATGGCTTATCAATCTTTCTACTGTTTGGAATGGTATTGTTTAGCATTGATAGAAAACATGTTTCGTAAGCTTTTGCATTCCACATGTTATTCGCAGTTGTTTCTTTAACCTGTGCATTAATTGTGGCAATACAGTTTAGTGTACCAATCGAGTCAATAGCAAACGTAATATTACGATCAAGATTACCATCATTCTGTTCATCCATAAAATAGTACATACATTTAGCTAAATCTTCAATAGACGCTTCGTTTCGATCCTTATCCTGTTTTTTACCAAAATTTGTTAACAAGTATTCGTTATCAATCAGAATATATTCGCCGTTTATGTCAAAACCCATTTTTACAAGCCTTTCCATACCCATATTGTTTTCAGTATCAATAATGATTACTAAGTCGCCATCTTTCTGTGCTGCAACAATGCCTTCACATACAGCTGTCGATTTTCCTGTGTTAGAGAAACCTCTACATAGATTTACATAACCTTTAGCAAAACCTGGAAGTCCTGTTGCCTTTTCCATTGCCGCTGAGGTTCTTAGCCATGTTAAAGGCTTATCAGGAACGTCTTCACAGCCAGCTTTTTTCTTAAAATCTGCTAAAGAAAATGTTTTTTTTGCCGTAGCTTTTCTTACCACCACGTTTGGCGGTACTATATTTGTATTATCTTTCATATTTAATTTGTTATTGAAAATAATATGGGATACCTTACAGCATCCCATATTTTATTTTGAATTAGAACGGTAAGTCCTTGTATTCTTCTTCATCTGAATCTGGTTCGGCATCTGGTTCGTTAGAATCAGCTTCCTGTGTAGTTTCAGTAACTACTGGCTCATTTGAGGGAATAACAGAGGTATTAACTTCGGTAGGTTTCTCAGCATCATGCTGTTGAATCAAAGCTGCTGCAACGTCAAGAGAGTTGTCGGTATATGTTCCGACGTCACTTTTAGTAACATTAGTAATATTTACGTTACTATTGTCTTCAAGGTCAGAAGCATATTCAAAGTTTTCATCCTCTGTATCTGCATTAACCTTTCTTGTGTTAGCCAATGCTTCAAGATCAGGATGATTAGGAAATACCCAATGTTTGCTACTTGGGTCAGAATCTTCCCAATATGGACTGTTACCTTCAACAATCAATTCTAGGAATTGTAATGCTGTGATAGCTGGCGCATTTTTTGGTTTGAATACTTGTCTCCAAGTGATTGTGTCATCAAGCCATTGCTGTGCAACGATTGGGTCTTGGTGTAAAGCCGATTTACCCTTTGTTGTGATAGCTGATACAGCTTTGTAGGTTTTGCCTTTGAATTCGCTATCGCCCATAGTGATAGAGATATCTGTCCCAACGATAGGATCAGCAAAATTGACTTTGTTCTGGTCGTAAAAGTCTTCAAGTGGTGGCATTAATTTGTCGAACACACCCTGACGTTTGTAATTGAATTTAAATCTCCAAAACTTAACGCCATCTTTTTCCTGACCTTTGTCTATACCACGAACGATATAGAATTTCTTAGCTTCCCATGAAGTAGCTTCTTTGTAGATCAAGTCATTGCTTTCTTTAACCTTAAGCTGAGCAGGTGTCATGTTATCCTTTTTTACATACTTGATAGAAGGGTCTTGCTTATCAGCATATTTCTTAGCTTGCACACATAAAGGACATGGTGCTGGAATCATAACTTGTTTACCATTAAGGTCTTTTACAAGATCGCCATTTTTGTCTACCTTTGGTACGGGTGGATCATTGTGGGCTGGACAGTAAACAATTGTATTAAATTTTTTGGTGTTGCCAACGGCATTTGTGGTAACCACGTGGAAATACGCTTCGTCATAGAAGTTCTTACCTTTATAAGGTAGAATACGAAATATTTCTTTAGGTTTTCTGGGAACGAAATACTTGGCTAGTATTTCTTCGGCTGTTTTCTTTTTGTTTAGATTCTGACTTTTTTGGTAGTCAGCGAACATTGCCTTTAAATCATTTGAGTTTTCCATTTTCTGTGTTATTACAATTTATTTATTTATTTCAATTAATGTTTCAATTCTTGTTCCAGTAATTTGTTTACTTTAACCAAAAAATAAACTTATTTGAATTGATACAAAGGTAATGCTTTTTTATCAATTCGCAAGCAATTTATTTTTTATTTTGCTATAATCCTGAATTTAATAACATCTTTTATAACGCTATTATTTCCAGATATTTGTCTAATTTTCAAATAATAGTCTTGAGGTATTAACCATATTGTATTCAAGTCAATAGAGTATTCACTACCGATTTTGTTTACCTTTGTGAATGGCAATATTTCAAGTTGAGCATCTACCCCGATCTGCGTAAACACGCCGTATTCGTAAATCAGATTACTATTCTTTGCCTTGTAAAGCTCTCTCGATCTTACAGCAATTTTTTTAATGTCTCCCTGAGTAATGACCTCATTTTCAAATAAGCCATCAACAGTTACATGGTAGTTATCAAGATTTATATAACTCGTATATAAATACTCAGAAAAAGATTTTAAATAGAATTTATTCAAAATTTTATTGCTATTTCCGTTAATATTTACGTCCCATTCATCATGAAAAATAACTGCATCTGGATACGTTGAAGAGCTAATAATAATTGGGATACTAAACAGTCCCTTTGTTATGGTTGTGACAGTTGCGCCAGAAATGTACTCTATAACATTATTCTCATAGTCATATATTTTTACGCTATTAATAGTTATATCGCTAGGCACATTTCTAAGGTCTAAAAATAGCTTATTATTCTTATCCAAATAAAAATTGCTTCTATCATCATCGACATCATAAACAAATTGCGTTTCGATATATGGTTCATAATATGTATTAGTATCCTTAGCATGAAATGCCACTGACTGCATATTTGTGGTCGTACCTGTTTCAATGATTTCGGAATATTTTATGCCTATACCATAAAAGTCCTCGATACCATCGATTATTAAATTAATGTATTCTGTGATATCTAAATTAATATCCTCAGTGCCATTATTAAAATCCTGATAGCCTAGAACATCGCCACTATTGCCGCTAAATGATCCACTGTAATTCCAAGACTCTCCATTTTTTGCATTATTCCAATTACTAACTTCGTCATCTGGTTTCAAGTATTTTAAAATGTCGAGATTGAAATTGTATTTAGAACCGTTCGACCAATCCTGTTTTATCTTGAAAAATTCCAATCTAAAGCCAGATGCTCGTTCCATGTTCTCTATATATGTTCCTTTCCCAGCATATTGTGTAGCATTCCTAATTGTATTTGTCATATGTAAAACATGACTAGTAATGTTACTTCTTATGTATGTGCCGCCACTCATTGCAGATTGTAAATTTGTAAGGTCAACACTAAATATATATCTGGTAACAATATTATCAAATCCCCCATGAATTAATTCAGTGACAGGGTTTAATGAATTATTGGAACTGTTCATGCTTATTAACGTGTTATTCTTATTAAAATATGATCTGAAATTTATAGACATTCCTTTTATATTTAATTAAATGCTTATTTTAGCGGAAAGTCACTTCCGAGTTTGTTTGACTTAAATCCTAACAGTACGTCTGTTAATTGATCGTCTTCGGATTTAGGTTCTTCCTCAACCTTATTGGCATCAACCATTGCTTGGCATTGTGCCATTTTTTCAGGATTAGCATTTGTGCCATAATATTCAGGGTCTTCGGTTAAATGATCGAAAACAATATCTAATGCTACCATCGGGTCATCGCTATGTTCCCTTTCAACTTCTAAACCCTTTTTTATCTGTTCCTTACTAAATTTTGATATATTAGCATTATCACCAAGTCCGCCTTGAAGTTCGTCGCCAACTTCTTCTTTATCGGCAACAACTGAATCAACGTCGTCATTAAATGAAACGTTATTTACCTTACCCATCATTTCGAGCAATAGTTCTTTAGTTCCTTTATTAATTTTACTCATAGATATTGTCATTTATTTTGCCAAAATTCCTTAATAATATGCCTGCCTTGGCA